TCAATAATGCAGTTATCAGTGGTGGTAATTATATTCACACATTTGAGAACGCAAAACTTGGTGGAATGTTGATTGCCAGGGATACTCTTGGTCTTGCAACAGATTCATACACATGGAGATGTTCTCAGGATAACTATGCCACAGATCACACATATCCTAGAAGCACTGACCCAATACACAATGTAGAAGTCGGTGTTGTCACTTCTACATTAGACACATTTACAATCAATGTTGGTATTACATCTAGAGTTAAGTTCAATGTAACTAATGCTACCTACGATGCAAACAGTGGATTGGCAACGATAACTACTGACTCATCACATGGATTGTCAACCACAACTAGTGTTGGTCTAGTCACAGGTGGATTGATTTACTCTTGTGCTATGGATCAGTATGCAACAGAACATCCATATCCAAGAACTACAGACCCTGCACATAACACTGCACTGTATCCAACTGCTGTAACATCTAACAACGTTACTTTGAATGTTGGTGTTTCTACTAGAGTAGAATACAGTATCAACCATGCAGACTACCATGAGTCTATTGGTATCATGACTGCATACTTACCAGCAGCTCATGGTATTACAACTTCTACTGGAGTTGGTAGAAATGTCAAGTTAAAAGCTGAATCTATTTTATTCTCATGTTCTCAGGATAACTACGCTACAAAACAATTCTATCCAAAGGGAGGAGATCCTTATTACAATGGATCTTTAATTACTAGAGTTCTCAGTAATACTCAGATTGAAACTCAGGTAGGCCCATCTACTACACCTAGTTTCTATAACTCTGGTGGTAAGATTCAAGGTGTCATTCTTGCACCTAGACTTAATAACAACTCTCCTAGTGGAACTGACTTTGCTGCTGGTGGTACTTTTGTCGATAAGATTATTAACAGTAAAACATACGTTGTCAATGTTGGTATTTCAACTGTAGATCACAACTATGCTAGAGCTGGAATTTCACAACAAGGTAAGAGAATCGCATCTTCCATAGAACAAGGATTCTCTGGATTCAATGTAATTGAAAAAGTTGATGCTGCAAACTTCAAAGTTAATGCTGGATTAACAACACAAATTGCATTATACAAGAGAGGTGGTGAAGTTACCAAACCAGTGTTTGTTGATGTTGTAGAACCAGATAAGATGTTCAATGAAGATCTGGTATATGCTTCAGGTAGTTCAGGTATTGGAACAAATTCCAAAATTGATTTCCGTATCAACGTTGATGGTAATATTTCTGAGTTTAATATTACTGAGGAAGGAACAGCATTTAAAGTTGCTGATAAACTCACAGTTAGTGGTATTGCTACAGACCCAAGAGTAGGTGTATTAACAGAATTCCAATTATCAGTTGAAGAATTAGAAAATGATAGTTTCTCTGGATTCTATCCTGGCCAATTCATTCTGTTTGATGATATTGCACAGTTCTTTAACGGAACTCGTAAGAAGTTTACTCTTTCTGTTACAACCAGTGGAGTAACAGAAATCTTAAGTCTTAAGACATTGCCTGGTAGTGATATGGATATTACTAACAATATCTTTATCTACATCAATGATATCTTACAGACACCACAATCTGCTTACACATACAAGGGTAGTAGAATCATCTTTACTGAGGCACCAAAACCAAATTCTAAATGTTCTGTATTCTACTTTAGAGGATCGAAGAGAGACGTTGAGACTGTAGAACCAGTATCATCTCTAAAACGTGGAGATACCGTACAAATCAAAGAAAACAGATTAGATCTAACTGATGTTGATCAGTTTGAAAGAACAAGTAAGAGAATTGTTGCTTCTGATCTTTTAGAAACATTTACATACAACAGTATTGGAATTAATACTGCACAAGACGCTAATAGACCTCTTGCATGGGAGAAACAGAGAGGAGATCAAATTCTATCTGGTGTATTGATATCTAAAGCAAGACCTAGTTTGAAGAGTAAGGTTCTACCTACAACTAGACTTATTAAGAATGTAGGTAAGACTGATGACTCCATTTATGTCAATAATGTTTACCCAATATTCAATGCTATTGATAAACTGATACAGTCAGAAAATAGTATTCAAATATTTGATGATAATGAAATTATACCAGGCGTCGTAACATCTCTTGTTTCTACATCTTCAAGTATATCATCTCTGACTGTAAGTTTTGGTGGTACAGGATATACCCTTACTAATCCAAATGTTGCAATATCCAGTGCATTAATCAGACGTAAAGATCCAATTAAAAATTGGAAGTTTGATGGAATTAGTGGTATCGTTCAGTCAGTAGAATTTAAAGCAATCACACAATCAGAACCTTACGTTGCAGTTGGTTCAAGTAGTTACTACATCAACACTAAGAGTGGTACATTCTGGGAAAGAGGACAGATTGGATTTGGTGGCACAGTTCAATTCAACGGTGTTGGTATGGGATACTCACAGGGTTACAGTGATGATAAGTATGTCATGGCTGTTGGAGATGGTGCTGCAATGGCGAGGGCAGTTGCGATTGGTAATAGTATGTCTACTTGGACTCCCATAGATCTTAAAGAACAGAGATCTATCCCTGCTATAAACACAGTCAATACATTTGACAGTACATACATTGGAAGTTTCAAAGATGTTATTTGGGAAAGATCTAGAAATACATGGGTTGCAGTTGGTGCTGCTGGATCTATCTTTACTGCTGTTGGTATGACAACTAACGCTGCATTTAGTCAATATTCTGGAACTTTAGAAACACTAAACTCTGTTGCATATGGACAAGCAGAATTCATTGCAGTTGGTGGCGGTGGTGCTGTTATTGCTTCTAATGATGGTATAATTTGGTCTGACAAAGTAAGTAATACCGTTCAAGATATTAATGATATCATCTTTGATGGTAGTAAGTTCATCTATGTTGGTAACAATGGAACAATCGGTATCTCTACCAATAAAAACTTCTGGCAACCTTGGAGTCAACAGTTGCCTGCTGGAACACAACACCCTGCAACATTTGACTTCAAGTCAATCAAATACTTTAATAACTTCTACATAGGTATCAGTACAGTTGGTGAGATGTATTACTCATTCGACTTAGCAAACTGGAATAAGAGAGACATTTCTCATCCGAATGAAATTCGTGATATTGCTAATACTCCATATGGTGATTTCAACAGTACTAGAATTCTTGCGGTTGGAACTGCAACAACTCAGTTCTATGCAGACCCAGCTATCAACAGAGCAACTGCTACTGCTTCTGTAACTTCTGGAGTCATTACATCAGTTACTGTGACAGATGGTGGATTTGGTTATGATGTCGGTAGTTCACCACCAGTCCTTGTACAATCCGATAAGACCAGAAAAGAAAACATATTCTCGATTGACGCAAAAGGAGACTTCGGTGATATTGTAGGAATAAATACATACATGCCTGGTTCGGCAGAGAGATTACCTAGATTGGAATTTACTCTGAAATCTCAGAACAATGATAACTCAAACTTAGGTTATGGTTATTCTTCACTAAATTCTCTTGGAGTTAACTTTAGTGGATTGCAGAAAGGAGACTTCTTTACTGTCTTTGATAGTCCTTTGATTGTCGGTCATGCACTTACAGGTATTACGACATCTAGTGGATCAAGAGTTACTGTTGGAATGGTCACTTCTGGTGACTATCTCGGTGGTGTATTCAGAGTCGAGGAAGCTACTGTTGGTGATGCTGTTTCTGGATTGACCACTGTTACATGTGCGTTCTTGCCTGGCCCTACGACTTTTGGAAATAATCAAATCCAAGTTGGTCTTGGCGTAACAGCAAATACAGATACCTTCTGGGGTAAATACAGTTGGGGACAAATCTATGGATATCAGAACCGTGGTTCTGGAACTCCAGAAGAATTCTTCGTCAATAATATGAATGGTAATACTGGATTATCTACAGCTTCTGTAGTTTCCAGAAGGAAACCATTAACTTAACCACTAAATAAAAGAAAAAAACGTTTTTTTAAAATGCCTGCTATTATATCCGAACAGTTTAGAATTCTAAATGCCGAGACTTTTGTGAAGAGTTTTGTCGGAGTCGGATCTACTGTAAACAAATATTATGCGTTCATGGGATTACCCAATTCTATTGAACCAGCAGCTGGTGGTACGTCCGATTGGGCAACCAATACCCCTGCACCTTTAGATGGATTTGAAGAAGAATATTCTATTAAAGAGTCTATTATTGCAATGAAGAAAGTTACGGACAAAGATGTTCGTAGACTTGTTAGAAAGGTATCATGGGTTGCTGGAACAACTTATGAGATGTACAGGCATGACTATAATATCTACAATCTCACACCAATTACTTCACAGGGTAGTTTGTACGAGGCAAATTACTACATAGTGAATGAAGACTTGAAAGTTTACGTTTGTCTGCAAAATGGATCAGACCCTGAGAACCCAAAGGGAAGGCCTTCATATGACCAACCCACATTTGTTGACCTTGAACCAAGGGCAGCTGGCACTAGTGGCGATGGTTATGTTTGGAAATACCTTTACACAATTAAGCCATCCGAAATCGTTAAATTTGACTCTATTGAATACATACCTGTGCCCGAAAACTGGGGTAAGGAAGGCGAGACTGTTGCAACACAGGCTAATGCTATAGATGGGAAGATCGAAGTTATTGTTGTTAACGATAGAGGTTCTAACTATCAACCAATCTCTACATCTTTTGCCAATGTTCCAATTTTGGGAGATGGAGCTGGAGGAAAGGCAACAATTACGATTGATTCTTTCGGAAAAGTTTCTGAGGTATTTGTTACCGATGGAGGAGAAGGATATACTCATGGATCACTACAGTTCTTCCCAGGCGCTCCTGGCAGTGAGTCTGGCGGTGTGCTTGCTAACCTTACCAATACTGGAATAGGAACTACATCTGTTGCTGGTTTCAGTGTCATTATCCCACCTAAAGGTGGACATGGATATGATGTCTACAGAGAACTGGGAGCATATAGAGCGTTACTATATTCAAGATTTGAAACTATTGAAACTAACCCTGACATTATTGAAGGTAATGATTTTGCTAGGGTTGGACTGATAAAGAACCCCACCGTGTTTGGTAGTAATACAGAACTATTAGATACTGCAATGGTGAGTGGTTTGAAGGCGGTTAAACTCGCTGGTGTAACAACAGCAACGACTTATGCTGTTGACTCTCAAATAACACAAACAGTTGGTTTAGGATCGACTGCGGTTGGATATGTGGCATCATGGGATAAAATCACTGGTGTGTTAAAGTATTATCAACCAATGGGTGCTGCATCTAGTGCCACTGGTTATAAGATAATTCCATTTACTGCATCTCCTGATGCTGGATACGGAGTTACTATCATTGGATCTTCTGTAGTCGGTTCGATGTTATCTGTTGACACCTCATATAACGGTGTCAGTACCTCAATAAATAATAAGACATATCAACTTGGTATGAGTTTTAGTGCTGGTATTTCATCTGCTGAGTTCAATACTAAATCTGGTGAAATAATCTACATTGACAACAGGACTGCGATTCCTAGATCGGCAAGTCAAAAGGAAGACATCAAAATAGTGCTGGAGTTTTAAAAGCAAATGCCACAAAATACCAACTTAAATTCATCTCCATACTTTGATGATTTTGAAGAGTTAAAAAATTATCAGAGGGTACTATTCAAACCAGGCTTACCTGTACAGTCTAGAGAACTTACTACACTCCAATCTATTCTACAGAATCAGATTGAAAAGTTTGGTAAGCATTTCTTCAAGGAAGGTTCTGTTGTAATTCCTGGCCAGATTGCGTATGATTCCGACTATACTGCTGTACAAATTGATGATAGTCACTTAGGTATCCCTGTTTCTCTTTACTTAGAGAACTTAGTAGGAAAGAAAATAAAAGGTGAGACTAGTGGTGTTACTGCTAAGGTAGAAAATTATATTACAAATAGAGAATCAGGTAAAGGTGCATATACTCTATACATCAAATATCAGAGTTCTAGTGACACAGATTTCTCTAGGGTTATCTTTGCTGATGGAGAAAACTTATTATTAGAAGAAGATTTAAACTATTCTCTTTCTAGTATCAGATCTGGTGCTAGTTTTGCAACAACAATTATATCTAACTCAACAGCTACTGGTGCTGCTGCAAAGATTGCTCAGGGTGTATATTTTATCAGAGGATTCTTTGTCACCGTTGCTGACTCTACAGTTATCCTAGATCAGTATAGTAACTCACCTTCATATAGAGTTGGATTACTAGTCAAAGAAGAACTTGTAACTGCATCTGCTTCAGACAATGACCTATATGATAATGCAAGAGGTTTCTCTAACTTTGCAGCGCCTGGTGCAGACAGATTTAAACTATCTACAACTCTAATCAAGAAGTCTCTTACAGATCTCAATGATGAGAACTTCGTAGAATTGATGAGAATTGACAATGGTGAATTACAGAAATTCGTCAAAGAGTCAAACTATAATTTAATCCGTGATGAGTTAGCAAAAAGAACATTCGATGAATCGGGACATTATTATGTAAATCCATTTAGTGTTTCTACTAAAGAATGTTTGAACAACAGAGTTGGTAATGATGGCGCCTTTTACTCAAGTCAACTAACTCAACAGGGAAATACCCCTACAGATGATTTGATGTGTTTGAACATAGGGCCAGGAAAAGCATATGTTAAAGGATATGAGGTAGAAACAATCAGCACTACATCTTTAGATGTAGAAAAACCAAGAACTACTCAAAGAGTATCAAATGAATCCATACCATTTAGTCTTGGAAGACAAATAGAACTTAACCATGTTAGTGGTTCACCTCCTATCGGAATAGGTACAGATTCGTATGTCAACCTCTTCAATAAAAGAACTGCAACTGTTGGTGAAGGTAATGGTGAACAGATTGGTGTTGCTAGATTATATGACATCAAAGTTAAGAATGTTGGTTACGCAGATTCAGCTACAGTTTTTGAATCATCTCTCTATGATATTCAAACATTCACATACCTCCAAGTAAACACAGGAACTAGTATAAGTATTCCATCGTATATTGAAGGCAAGAACAGTGGTGCTGTTGGTTATGCATTTACATCTGCAAATAACTCCAATCAACTAGTATTATATCAAACAAATGGTCAATTCCAGAACGGTGAACAATTAGAAATCAACGGTGTTGATGTTTCTAGAAGCATTACAAATGTTGAAGACTATGGTGTTGATGATGTAAAACAAATTGTAGGAAATGATGTTACTAACTACAAGTTCAGTGCTGATCCAGTATTGAATTTAGGACATCTAATTGCTCCTGTTGCAACACAGTTTACTGTGAGTGCAAAATCTGGTTCTGCATCTACAATCACTTCTCCTAGTGCAAACTTTGGTAGTGCTGGAATCAAAACTGGAGATATCATTCAGTACAGTGTCTCTGGTAATAATGTTCCAACATTCAACCGTGTTACTGGAACAAATGCTACAAGCATCACCCTTGAGGCTGTTTCTGATGTTACTAACGTCAACTCAGGTGCATTACCATCTGCCGATGTCAATGTAAATGATTTATTCAAAGTTACTTTAGAAGTTAAGAATAATTCTAGTGCATTTTTATTCAGTGAATTAACTAAGAATAACATTGCAAGTGTAGATACAAATGGTGCAAATCTCATATTCAGAAAGTCATATTCAATCACTGTTGCCAATAACGCATTTAGTGGAACACTAGAAACTGATGCTGATTTAACTTTAGAACCATTTGATGAAGAAGACTATAACTTGTCATTCAAAACAACTGGTGTTGTAGAAAATTTAACTGATCAAAAATTAACAGTTAGTGGAAGAACAGTAACCTTATCTGGATTATCTGTTGCGTCTGGTGCTGCAGTCTTAACAGTTACTTGGAAGAAAGTAAATGTAAAACCAAAAGCAAAAGTATTAAAGAGAGCAACAACTTATACGATTAACAAGTCCGCAAAAACCCAGTCAGGCACTGGATTAATGAAGTTAAATGATGGACTAACTTATGATGGAGTCTATGGTAATCGAGTGCAAGACAAGAGAGTATCATTAGGCGTTTGTGATGTTGCTTATGTTCTTGCAATCTTAGAATCTTCAACTACTGCTGATCCTCAGTTACCTATTCTCCAACTTACTGGTTTGAATACTAATATTCTTAATGCTCTACAGGGCGAGAATATAGTTGGTAAAAACTCTGGTGCATCTGCTGTATTTGTATCTACAAACGGATCTAATGAAGTTAATTTCGTTTATCAGAATGAAAATACATTTGAAGTTGGTGAAGAAGTTACTTTTGAAGAAACAAATGTACAGGGTGTAGTTCAAACATTTATTCCTGGCGATAAAGACATCCAGAATGACTTTGAGTTTGATCCTGGCCAAGAATTAGATTATGTTGACTTCTCTGCTATTATTAGAAAACAGGGAACAGAAGCTCCTACAAGAAGAATTACCGTTATTTACAATAACTATGTAATTGATGCTGCAGACCCAGGCGACTTTGTAACTGTAAACTCATATGACTCTAAGTTGTATAAGGATAGTTTACCTTCTGTTGCTGGTGCTTATGCTTCTGACATCATTGATTTAAGACCAAGAGTAACTACTGCTGTTCCAAGTAGATCTCCTGGCGAGTTCTTTGCAAGACAATTTGAATCTGGTACATCTTCTACATCACATATTATTGCAAAAGATAAGTCATTCAATATATCGTATGATTACTACCTCGGTAGAATAGACAAACTCTTCTTAAGTAAAGAAGGTATTTTCTCTATGGTACAAGGATCACCAGCAGATTATCCAAAACTACCAAACACCATAGACAATGCACTAGAAGTGGCAACCATTGAAATGCCACCTTATGTTTATAATACAGATGATGTTAAGTTAACTCTTGCTAAACATAAACGATTCCGAATGAAGGATATCGCTACCATTGAGAGTAGAGTTAAAAATATTGAATACTACACAGCGTTGTCTTTACTTGAAGTAGAAACAACTAATATGTCTCTTCGTGATCCACAGACTAACCTTGATAGATTTAAGTCTGGATTCTTTGTTGATAACTTCAAGTCAGTAACTTCTGGTGATGTCACAAATAAACAATTTAAGGCATCTATTGACTCAACTGAGGGGAGATTGAGACCACAACACTACACCACTTCTATTGATCTTTTACTTGGATCAGAGGCGATTGTAGGTGCTGCAACATCATCTAATCCATCAGCGGATTATAGATTTGCTAGTGATCTAGGAGATTCAAATGTAAGAAGAGTGGGTGACGTTGTATGTCTAAATTATGATGATTTTGTTTTTCTAGAAAACAAATTTGCTACTCGTATCGTAAACGTAAACCCATTTGCTGTTGTAAACTGGATTGGTCAAGTTGAATTAAATCCAGCAACTGACACATGGATAGAAACTAGAAGAACTGCTGCAACATACGATATTGAAGGTAGTTTCAATTCAATGATGGGAATGACTGGTGCTGATAGTAATACTGGTCTTTCACCTGTTGATTGGGGTGGTTGGGAAACTACATGGACAGGAAGAAGTTCCACTTTAGGCCCTGTTACTAGAGTTGACTCATCATCAGAAGTTCTTAGTAGAACAGTTCAGAGACATGGCCCATTTGTAGGCCCTCGTAGAGGCGGTATTCCAATTACTACAACTACGAATTTACTAGAAAGAAGAGATGTATTCAGAACTGAGACTACAGTTAGTAGAAGTAATCAAACTAGAGAGGGTATTCAGTTCAGAGTTGGTGAGAGATTTGATACTACAAGTCTTGGAGACAAGGTAGTCAATACAGAAGTTGTTGCTACAATGAGATCTAGAAACATTGAATTTGTTTGTAGAAGATTAAAACCAAATACAAGATTATA